GTGGGATGGAATGAGTGGAATGCTATGCATAGCACAGCACAGCGCACCCGGCCTACTCCCCCTCCCCGCCCCCGGTGGGGGTGTCCGTAGGCGTGGTGTCGTCTGAGGGTACAGGGTAGCAAGTTGTGTCGATAACTTCACTTACAGATATTTCATCGCCTAACATAGGCGTTGTAAGCCCAAGTAAACACGATAGCTTAGCCTGAAGTGTCTGCGTCATACTCTCAGTTAATTGCTGATTCTGTTCATTTTGCTGTGGTTCTTCGAACACTGAACAATATTTCGTCTTCCCAATCAACTCAAGCGCTTTCAGCTTAGTTATATCTGACTGTGTATCTTTTGCCGTATCTGTTAACCCGTCCATGACGAATTCTTGTAACTTGCGCTTACTTTCCCACCATCGCGCAGCTTTCTCCTCCCCCATAGTCTTTATCGCTAATGCAACATTAGGCTTCCGTGCCGTCTTTACCGCGTTCACTCTTAGCCCGTTCTCACTGCCGTTCCAGACGTACGCTTCCCTATACGCCTGGGCCTTTGATAACCCGTTCAAAACTAACCCTTCTGCAAACTTGCGCTGTTTTGGCGTCAACCTTGCCACTACTTCCTTTACCGTCAACCGCTTCCCATTCTCATGTAATCCCATGCAACTATTCTATCCCCAACAGTGCATATGCACGCTTTCCATGCCCTCAATTCCACCTTCGCTTTTTATTCGCCTTTACCAGATCGATCCCATCCCCACGCGCGCGCGTTACCTTATACCCTGGAAGCCCGCTTTTATTAAGATCCATTCAGAAAACCTCAACATTAAAATACCTTAAACATCCGTAAGCCATTGAAAACAAACAACAATCGAGAGTTGAATAAACCTTCCACCGCTTGCTAGCCTAGTTGACGTAGTGACCGCAGCCGCTCTTCGGGGCCGATAAACGTAAGCCGATCACAACAAATAGTCCGGAGAGACAACCGGACGACAACACGCCAAAACGACAGGGGCGGGTTCCGGCGCGTCAGCAATGACGGTCGGGAACCCACTGGAAGAAGGATGCGGTATTGAGTCCCACATAGGGACGATATCAACCCGCCCTGGATATTCGACTATAACGTGTCTCGAGCGAAAGCGACAGAGTGTCAGGGGAACGTACACTGCGCGCACAGTAAACCAAGAGTTGAAAGCGCGAAAGCCCGTCTAAATCCACCAACACCACCGTACCCGATAGGGAAGAACCTACGCGAAAGTAACATTCCATGCGCATGAACGCTTTACATGGATATCGTAACTAAAAGTCACACGTTTTGAGTAACACAGTGACGGCGTGTAATGTAGTGATACATGATACGTTTAAAGTGTAAACCGATACTTGAGGTATAGCGCATACGCGAGTGTAAGAGCAATAACACGGTGATACATGGAGTGTCGCGTAGTGCAAGTAAGCCCATAACAGCGCGAAAGCGATAGCAAGCGAGTATGTGAGACGTGGGCGCTGATACATGGTCACTCATTAGTACGCCAGAGCCGAAATAGCAGTAAGCCAGTGCTGAAATAACAGTAACCACACAGGTGAATCCACAGTAAGCCAGAGTTGAATTAACAGTACGCCAGAGCTGAAACGATATCATGTATCAGGTGAAACGCGAAGAAGTTAAGTAGCGAGATAGTAGAAGAGCCGAATCTATGTAGGCGCATGGTTATGCTATGCGCCTATCACATTTCAGAGACTACCAGCAATCTACAAGCGCAATGTGTGCGAGTGGGTTGCTATGTGGCTTTTGATACCACAACCAACCAACAAGGAGAATACAATGCACACCTACCACATCACACTCAAGTCGTCTAACGGGAAGACCGGACCTATCCCGGTCACCACTACCAGCGGGGACACCTGCTTTACTGGCTGCGGCCAGTATGATAACTGCTACGCGAAACAGGGGCCGCTAGCCCTGCACTGGAATAAAGTTTCGGACGGTTCGCGCGGCATGACCCTCGAACAGTTCTGCGCCGCTATCGAGTCCCTGCCAGAGGGTACCTTGTGGCGACACAATCAAGCCGGGGATTTGCCCGGTACCGATGGCGAAATCGACCGCCGGGCGCTTGCCGATATCGTGATCGCCAACCTCAACAAACGTGGGTTTACCTACACCCACAAGCCCATGACGCAGGAGAACGCCGGGATCGTGAAGAACGCGAACGCGCTTGGGTTCACCGTGAACTTGAGCGCCGATACCGTGGCGCAGGCGGATGAGTATGTGTCGCTGGGCGTTGCCCCGGTAGTCCTCACAGTGCCGGAAGATACCCGCGCCAACTTCACTACCCCGGCGGGGAACAAGGTTGTAATCTGCCCCGCCGAAACCAAGGGCGTGACTTGCGCCGACTGCAAACTCTGCGCGTGGTCGGGCCGGAAAGCTATCATCGCTTTCCCCGCTCACGGCTCGAAGAAGAAGGCCGTCACCGCCGACAAGGTGTTCAACATCATCGCGTAGGGGATGGCAACATCCCCACAAACCAAACCAACCTGAAGAAAAACCCATGCTCATCACAACCAAATACCCCGGCACCTGCTCATCCTGTAGCTGCGCCATCCCCGCCGGATCACGCGCCAACTACCAGAAGCTGCTGGGCATCTACTGCCCAACCTGCCCCACGCCCAAGCGCAACGGGAAAGCGACAAGTCAACGCCGCCGCGCGTCCTATCGTCCCGCCGGGTACTACGCGTCCCTGCGCGACCCGCGTGGACTCTACGCGCCAGACGGTCGCATGATCGCCCGGGTGGCGTGCCGCTGTGAGGATTACCCGTGCTGCGGGTGCTAGTGAGGAAACATGAAGCTATCCAGAGATATCTACCCCCAAACCGTCCACACAATCGAAACGTGGTTCGGCACAGATGCGCCGCGCCTGATATCGGAAGCAGTTTGGTCCGAACTAATGGAATCGTGGTGCTTCGACTACAGGAAAGCGTTTAGCAGCACAGAAGATATGGTGACGTACTACGTTGACAGAGACGGGTACATCACGTTTCTCTAAATCGAAAGGAACCCCCATGCATAAAACACCAGATCACACCGTGATCAACGCTATTCACCGCCGATTCGACCCTGAGACGGCTGCCGATATCATCTCGAAGATGTGGTGGAGCGCCATGAACGGCTGCTGGCACTTCGACCACGCCGGGATGTTATTCGGTGTGGAGGCGGATGGATACATCCACACATAACCGCCTGATGAGTCCAGCAGGACGAAACACGGGGTGTCCCCGTGTCGCGGTACAAACCAAACCCAGGAGCAATTATGTACATCAAGATCTTCGACGGCGTTGCCGTCATCTTCTGCGAGGAGCATGACCGTCCCTGCTCTAACCCTCAGGGTCACGACTTCAACCCTAACAACGGCGCGATGTTCGGTGAAAACGGCAACTGCTGCTCCCACTGCGGACACTTCGCCGGGGGGATCGAGTACTTCAGCGCGGCCAACGGTGCCGCAGAGGCCCAGGCCTATGCCCAGGTCATGCTGGGCGCGACTGGACCCGTTGAGGTGCGCCCTGGTGCCATCGCCCAGGCCAAGCTGCCCATTTGGGCGGACGATATCGAACTGGGCTGCACCAGTTATGAGGAGGTGGAGTAATGCACACGATGACAGAGCAGGAGATGCTGTTGGCGGAACGCGCCGCCGACACCCTTGTGGACCTGATCCGGTCCCTTGAATCCCGCGATCCCAATCACCCGGAGATCGCTACCCTTAACAAGCTGTACCAGAGGATTCTGCACGCCGCTGTGCGCTGCATTCTCCAGGTCAAAATCGAGGAGGTGCGCCATGGCGCATAACAACACACTATCTGTCGCGATCTCGCGAGACGAGGACGCGCAACACGATCTGATCCTGGGATTCGGCACCAAGGGGACGATCATCTCAGGTCTGTCGGAAGCTGATCTGCTGGAGATCAGGTCCGCAATCGACTGCGCCACCAGCAGGGACGAGGTCGGCGCAGACTCCCGTCTGATCGCCGCCGTTAAGGCGTTGATGGAGATCTACAAGATCGTCGGGGTAGATTGGAATGACTATAAATCACGCGACGAATACCACAAGAAGGTTCTCGACGTGATCGCCAAGGCAACCGGGGGTACGCGCCATGCGTAATCCACCTCTCGACGCTGAAGTCTGCCGCGAGATCGTGCGCGAGATCCTCGACGAAGAGGGTCCGCTCACGGTCGGGCAGCTGGCAATCCGCATGGGGCGCGTGTTCCAGGTGAACAGCGCCTACCTAGCGATAACCCTGTGCAAAAAGCGCAGTGGGTTCGCAATCGACAACGGCATCGTGTATGCCACAAGAAACATCAGCAAAAGAGGTGCGAAATGAAGTGCAGGGTACTGAAAACGATGGCGCAGTACGACAGTGCCGTAAAAGATGTGCTAGGGTATACTCTGTGGTCGCTGCTGTTCGCAGCAGTGATCTACATGAGCTTCAAGGCATAGGAGAGTACGGTGAAACGAGTAAGAATCACGATTCAATCCTGTGGGCGCTGCCCACACTACGGGGAGACGACCATCCCCTACCCCAACGGGCGCGGGTACTTGATGGAGTGCCGCAACTGGCCTGTCCCCGTCCTGATCCAGCGGCCCGACGAAGAACACGGGCCGTTCCCTGAGTGGTGTCCCTTGGAGGACGCCCATGTTTAGCGCCACAGAACTCTTCGGCGCTATCAGCGCAATCGCCCTGCGCGATGGCTTCACCCAGCTATCCGCCCTCCGCAAGCGCCTGGAAGATCAGCCGGACCTCGCCTCTCAGGAGTGCTACATCATCCTGAACGAGTTCGAGAGCGACATATTCCCCGTCACTGACTGCGAAGCCAAGTACACGGCTACGGTGAAGCCGTTCTTCATGAGCTTCGCGAAGAAGCACCAGACCTACGTCTACAAACCCCAGGAGGAGTCCATCGATACGGTTGAACGTGAAACCATGGTCAACCAAATCATCGACGGCGCGAAATTCTAATGCGCCTAGTGATTGACGATGCCGGGAGATCTGCATCCCGGCACCCTCAAGAACAGAACGACTGCTCTGTCCGCGCTATCGCAAAGTGCTTGGGCATACCCTACGACAAGGCATACTCCATGCTGGTTCGGCAGGGCAGGGAGCAGGACAAGCCGTTCCATGTAGTCGCGTATCTCAAGCGTCACCGCAAGTTCGACGGCGCTCAACACAAACTCAAGTACGGGTATCGAATCATCAAGCTGCATCAGTTTGCGGAGGACAACCCCGAAGGCTCGTATGTAGTCCTTGTCAACAGGCACGTCACAGCTTGCATAGACGGGATCATATATGACGATCATACACTGGCACCCTATCGCAGAGTGTATGCATCCTGGAAGCTCAAACAACACAAGGTAGCCACCACTTGACAACGTACTTGTCAGTGTGTTATCCTGTAAACAAGTGGGCATGAGTCCACTGCAACTCAACAAGATGTCCAATCGAAGATGTCTAAATTTGGACACAAACCAAGGAGATAATCACATGTTCGCTCAACAGTTCAAGAAGGCCATCCAGGTCGCCATCAATGCTAACGTCCCCCTGTGGGTCTGGGGTCAGGCGGGTATCGGCAAGTCTGCCATCATCCGCACCGTCACCGCCGCCCTCAAGCGGGAACACATCGACGTGCGCCCCACGCAGATGGACCCCGTTGACATGGGCATCCCCTACGTCAAGGACGGAGTCTGCTACCGCGCCATCCCCAACTGGCTCCCCAAGGACGGCAACACCCTGATCGCCGTCGAGGAACTGCCGGATGCGCCGATGTCCGTGCAGTGCGCCCTCTACCAGCTGGTCCTGGAGCGCCGCCTGGGCGACTACTCCCTGCCTGACGGCGCGTACATCTGCGCCACGGGCAACCGCGCCAAGGACGGCGGCAACTACAACCAGCCCCCGGCACCTCTCATGAACCGCTTCCTGCACATCGAACTTGAGTCGGGCTACGACTCCTGGCTGGAGTGGGCGGCGGGTGGTCCGCAGAACGAAGAGGTGGAGGTCATCGCGCCTCGACCCATCACCCCGCACATCCGCCCTGAGATCCGCGCGTTCTTCGGCTACCGCAAGGAGCTTCTCGTGCAGCAGCCTGCGAAGAACGACTACGCCTTCTGCACCCCGCGCAGCGTTGAGTTCCTGTCCCGCATCCTCGACCAGCAACCCAGTGATGACGTGTCTGGCGATATGATCCGTGGAACCATTGGGCATGGGGTTGGCTACGAGTTCCTGGGCTTCCTGAAGACGTGGCAGAGCCTGCCGCAACTGAGCGCCATCATCCGTGATCCGCAGTCCGTCCCCGTGCCGAAGGATCTGTCGGCCAACTACGCGACCGCGATCTACCTGTCCTCCAACTGGGACAAGCAGAACTCGAAGCCGCTCTGCACCTACATCCAGCGACTGTCGCCCGAGTACGGGTGCTTGTTCTTGAAGGATGTGTGCAAGCGCGACAAAGCTGCGCCCACGTCTCGACCGATTATCGAGATGATCTCTCGCCCCGAATACTCGCAGTTAATGTTCTAACACCAGGAGATACAGGAGAATACCATGCTCAACAATAACGCTATCCTCGTTCGCTTCGCCGTCAGCCAGTGGACGGCCCGGAAGTACGACAAGAAGGCGACCTCTGAGGTCGAAGCCAATCACGGAACCAACGGGGAGGTCGGGCGCTTCAACAAGCAGCTTGCTGCGAAGAAGTACCTCCAGGAACTCTCGAGCAACATTGCCCTGGCGCGGAAGTTCCACTACGAGCAGACCCTGCCCTGGCTCGATGCGGACGGGGTCCGCATCCTGCCTACGGCGAACTTCAACAGCTACCAGGAGGGCATGTCTGCCTTCCACTCGAAGCATCAGGCGGCGCTCGACAAGTTCGTGCAGAACTACCCGGATGTGATCGAGGAGGCGCGGTATCGCCTCAGCGGGCTGTTCGATCCGACCGAGTTCCCCGATGTGCGGGATATCCGCAGCAAGTTCGGGTGGTCGGTCAGCTTCTCCCCGGTGCCTGAGGCCGGGGACTTCCGGGTGGATCTCCAGCAGTCCATCCTCGACCAGATGGAACGCGACATGCAGCAGCGACTGTCGGCCAACTACGACAGTGCCGTGCTGGATCTCTTCGAGCGCATCTACGTCCAGACCTCGCACGTTGCCGAGCGCCTGGAGAACTACACGGGTACCCGTGAGGGCTGCTTCCGCGACAGCCTGATCGAGAACACCGTCGAGCTTGCTTCCCTCCTGCCCCGGCTCAACGTCACGGGTAACACCAAGCTCAACGAACTGGCGCGGCGCATCGACCAGGAGTTGTGCCAGTACAAGCCTGTTGCCCTGCGAGAGAATGACGCCGCCCGTATCGATGTCGCTGCCCGGGCGAAGTCGATTGCCGAGGACGCTGCCGCTATCGCGAAGAGCATGGGCGCTCTGTTCGCCTAACCAAACTACACCAGGAGAACTCACATGGAAGTCACGATCTACACCCCGTCCACCGATCAGCAGCGTGAAGCTGCCGCCAAGATCATCCGCCAGAACGTACGCATGGCAATCGGCAACGAACCCTTCTTCGGTTCCATCGCCCTGCGCCTGCCGTGGGTTGCTGATGACACCTGCCCGACCATGGCGACCGATGGCAAGTGCGTGATCTACAACCCCGCATTTGTCCTGGAGATGAGCGCCGAGGAAGTGAAGGCTGTTGCGATCCACGAGATCATGCACGTTGCCCTGCTCCATCCTCTCCGGCTGAACGGGCGCGACCCGATGCGTGCCAACATGGCGATGGACTACGCTATCAACCTCTTGCTGACTGATGCTCAGTACAAGCTGCCGCAGGGGGCGTTGATCGACCGGACGTACGCCGACATGTCCTGGGAGCAGATCTACGATCTCCTTCCTGTGCAGCCAAAGGGCAAGGGCAAGGGCAGCGGCGATGGCTCTGGCTCCGGTCGCGACTACAGCAACGGCGATGTCCTCGACCCCAAGGGTACTGTCGAAGAGCGCCAGAAGATGGAGGAGGAGATCAAGACCATCACGACCCAGGCTGAGTCCAACGCCCAGGCGGCTGGCAAGATGCCGGGTAACCTGCGAGACGTTCTCCTCAAGTCCCGCGAACCCGAGGAGGACTACCGCCACCTCTTCGAGAAGTTCGTGGCACCGATCTACCCCCGCGACTACACTTGGCAGCGCCCCTCGCGCCGCTTCATCGGGCAGGACATGTACCTGCCGAGCATCCTCAAGGATGGCGTGGGTGAGTTGATGGTCGCGGTCGATACCTCCGGCTCTATCTCGCATGACGTGCTGGAGAACTTCGTCGGCATGATCAACCACTTCCTGACTCGCGTCAAGCCCGAGAAGCTCCACGTTGTGTACTGCGATGCCTCCGTGTACAAGCATGACCAGTTCAAACCGGGAGCGCCGATGGAACTGGACGGGTGCAAGGTGCAGTCTGGCGGCACTCGCTTCTCTCCGGTGTTCAAGTACGCCCAGGACAACGAGATCAAGCCCAAGTGCTGCGTGTACCTGACGGACCTGGAGTGCTACGACTTCGGGCCGGAGCCGGAGTACCCGGTGCTGTGGATGCAGTACGGCAGCTTCAGGGGCGAGGTTCCCTTCGGGCAGATTGTGAAGATCAAGACCGCCAGAGCGTAACAACAAACACCAGGGGACTTCAGGAGACTTTATGATTACCGACTACACCGCAATGCTATCCATGGGGAGGGCGCAAGTCCTCCTCCATGACGGGACCACCGTCGAAAGAGACATTGTGTACAGCAAGAAGTGTGCCGTGTTTATCCAAGGGAAGCGGTCTGACTTCTCATATCAGAGGATCTTGTGGGGTGGTGGGCATTGGGTGGCTGGAACCAACAACACCCCAAACGAGGGTGAGTTGCAGAGATTGCTTATCAATAGATTCTTGGAAACAATTCCCTCTTCTGATTGCGAGACTAGGATTCGGTCTTTAGTTTTCTTCAGTTCCCATGCATTCGGCTATGCCTCTTACGGCGGTTTAAGGGCAGACTTGGTCGAGAAAAGACTTGGAGCAATCAAGTCTGGCTACAAGAGGCTTGGGTTCAAGCCACACGCAGGGCGATACAATGCGCCGCACTACACCCTCCGCAAAGACCGCTTCACCCAGCGCCAGAGGGACTACCGAAGACTGAAAGCCAAGCGCAATGCAGGTCTGGCATCAATCGTGCAATCCCTGGTCAACGCGTACAGCGGCAACTGCGCCGACTTCAGCCACGGCTCTTCGACCTCTCCTTCGGACTACTGCAAGGGCTGGACTCTGCGCTTCTCCGATATGAAGATCGTTGCGTACGGGGACGGCAGCTTGGTCAAGAGAGAGGTTGACCTCCTCCCCTTCGACCTCATGTCTCCCTCTTTTGTGGCGCTATTCGGAGTCCGCAATGTGTTCTGCGCCAACATCGTGGAGGAGACTGGTGATACGATATGCCTCCAGGTGTTCGGCAAGAACTCTAAGCCCAAGGGGTACGTCTGCGCCGAGAAGAACGGCAAGGGCCACATCTTCAAGCAAGAAGACCCGGCCAAGTGGATCAGCCTCCGCAAGTACGGGCTGGACGACATCGGCGCTACCAAGGCCGAAGCCTACGCCCGCATGCTTGCGAAGCCCTAGCGCCCTACAGTCCGAAGGTGTCTTCTTCACCAGCAAACATGTCCTGTATCGAAGCCCGCTCGTCCACTCTCGGAAGCTCGTAGTATGTACTCGTGGGGATGTCGTACTTCAGGCGCGTCATCCCTTGCTTCCCTACCCACTTGAAGCGGCACTTCCAGGAGTGAATCTCGACGTACCCGTCCATGTCCTTCCGGTGTACAGTCAACCCGCAGTCAGTCTTGTTGTACCAATGTGCGCTTCCGGAGATGTCGTATCCAGTCGGCACCGGGATTCTCCCTCCGTCCCGCATCATCTTCGCCGGATGCGCCACAAACCAGACGTGTACCTGATACGTCTTTGCAAACGCAGACACACGGGACAGCATGTTGGACACAGCCTCTGTCTCGTTCGCATCTTTACTGCGCTGCACCTCGATACAGTTGTAGGGATCTATTACCAACCCGTTCACACCGAATCTAATCACGGCAGCGTATGCTCTATCCAGCAGACTGTCGAGCGTAGGCAGGTCCTTGGACGAGGCAAAGTCCAGGAAGATGAAGTGATCCTGGCACCACTTGTGCGCCCTCTTCGCTTCGTCGATTGTCATACACCCCGGCCATCCCTGAAAGAAAGGCTTCTTCATGTACATCTCAGACAGCTTCGCCAGATGCTTCGCAGGTTCGTTCTCCATGCTGGCAACCGCAAACTTCCACCCGTTGCGCTGCGCCAGATTCACCATGATCTGGTCGAGGAAGTTGCTCTTGCCGGATGAAGGTACACCAGTCACCACCGTCATCTGTCCCGGCGCTACGGTATAGATCTCGTCCACGTTGGCGAACCCAGTACTCTCACCCTTACCGTCTCCTCGTAGGAATAGATCCATCACCTGCTCGTAGTAGTGATCGGCAGTGTGCAGCGCCGTCAACGGAAGGGGCTTGGCTTTGTCCAGGATGTTCTGCAACGCATCCCTGCCGTGCTTCACAAGGACATCGTTCATGTCCTTGCAGTCTGAGGGGTACTCCAGGGTAAGGCACTTCGAGCGCCCAAACCTGCGGGTCAGTTCTTCTTGCAGTGCCTTCCCGGGGCCATCGTTGTCGGTCGCCAGGACGTAGGTCCTGAACCGCTCCAGGAAGTCCTGCAACTCTGCGAACCAGGAGAACCGCTGGCTGGAGTTCTTCTCCCCCTTCGCTGGCGCTCCAGAAGGGACAGACACCCAGTTGGAAGCGCCAACCTCAGCAATACTCAGGGCATCCATCTCGCCCTCGCAAATCACAAGCGGCAGTTCGTAGTCGAACTTCTGCTGCAACCCAAACAGCAACCCTCCAGCGCCAGGATCTTGTGTGAACTTCTTCTCCCTGACTGAGCGGTACTTGGAGGATATGAGAGTGCCGGATAGATCGTAGTAGGGGAAGGCGATACACCGTGTCTCTCCTCCCTCGCGGAAGAACTTGGTGACACTGAAGAGCTTTGCTTCGGTCGCCGTCTTCAGTGAGATACCCCGCAGCTTCAGGTACTCCAGGTGGTCAAGCTCCAGCCGAACCTCTCCAAGCACAGGCTGTGGCGCTGGCTCCTCCGCAAATAAAGAATCGAGGTCTTCAATGTTCATGTCGTCGTCTCCCATATCTCCGATCACCCCACTCGCTCCGCAGTGGTGGCAGCAGTACACCGCGCCCCTGTCCCCGTGGGACCAGGACAGGACTGGCTCTTTGGAGTTCCTCCGGCTGGGGCTGCATGCAGGACAAGGTGTTCTCCATGATCCACGGTTCATCTCCATGAACTGCTCTGCCAGTCTTCGTAGTTCCTGCGTCTCCATCTCTAAAGGGTACATCAGGCACTCGAAAAAAGGAACACATTTGCGCTTGTCAGCATTCGCGCATTCCTGTATCCTGTCTTCATGGCGCGGCTCACAGTTGAAATCCCCGACAAGCTGCATCGGGATTTGAAATTAGCAGCGATTGATAGGAGTACTACAGTCAAGAGACTAGCAACAGATGCCATCTACAATGAGATCCTTCGCGAACAGACACGACCTGCCGGAACCAGTGTGCGCGGTGCTGACAGCGGACAGCTACGACCGGGGCCGTGCAAACATATCGGTCACGGGGTTGATTCAATCCCCACGGGTTCGGATCCTGAGCAAGAGTGGTAACCGTTTCGACGTAGCAGACATGGTCTGGTCTTCGTTCGGGACTGCGTGGCACTCACATGCCCAGGCCGCGCTTCAAGACTACAACCCCGATTGGATCGTCGAAGAACGGTACTTCGTCGATGTCAACGGGTGGATCGTGTCCGGTCAGGCGGACCTCCAGACTACCAAAGATGACGGCACGATTCACCTCTGGGACTGGAAGGTTACGACCACCACGAAGGTCGCCAAGGGGCTGGCCGCAGAGTGGGAGCAGCAGTTGAACTGCTACGCCTATCTGATCCGGCGCTCTACGGGGAAGATCGTCACCAGCGCCACGGTCCTGGCAATCCTGCGAGACTTCAAGCGCAATCTCTTCAAGAAGCAGGAGCATGGTCAGTGTGCCGTGAGTGTAATGAACATCAACCTGTGGCCCAAAGATCAGCAGGAGTCCTACATCAAGCAGCGTGTGGCGCTACATCAAGAGGTGGAGATGTCGCACGCAATGGGAGAGAAGCTGATACACTGCACTGACCTGGAGCAGTGGCGCAAGCCGAACTCTTTTGCGGTGATGGTCGAGGGCAAGAAGCGTGCCAAGATGATCTGCGAAACCGAGACGGAAGCAGAGTTCCAGGCAAGTATGGTGCAGGGCGGATACGTCGAGAAGCGGTTCGGAATCCCGCTCAAGTGCCAAGCAAACTACTGCGGGGTCGCCCACGATTGCGACCAGAGGCAAAAGGAAAAGCTGTACAAAATTGCAGGAGGAAAGGATTCAGATGACCAATACGGGGACTAGCAACATCACGAGCGCCATGCTCAAGGTGATGTCCGGTGTGTCGTTCGTACAGAAGGCCGGGAAGAATGAGTTCCACGGGTACAAGTACGCGACAGAGGGGGATGCTCTCGCGGCGCTGCGACCTCACCTGATTGCCAACGAGCTTGTCATCCTGTCGGATGTGATCGAGCATACCTCGCCTGACGAGTTCGGGAACACGACCGTCAAGGTGCAGTACCGGATCATCCACTCCAGCGGGGAGGAGCTTGTCTGCCACTTCGTTGGGTGCGGCAATGACCGCTCCAGCAAGGGAGCGATTGGCGACAAGGGTATCTACAAGGCGCTGACCGGGGCGAACAAGTACTTCCTGCTCAAGACGTTCCAGCTTGAAACCGGGGACGACCCTGAGCGGGACGACACCAGTGCCGACAAGGGCGCAGACTACACGCCCCCTCAGCGCCAGAAGAAAGCGCCTGAATCCAGGCCTCAAGTGCAGGAGCAGGACGCGCCGGGGATTGATGTCGATGCGTTCATCTCGCAGGTCAAGGATGAGCTTGAACACTGCGCGACGAAGGATGAAGTGAAGCAAGTTTGGCGGCGCTATCAGAAAGAGATCGGCGTCATCAAGGTAAGTTTTGCGGACAGGGAGCAAGAGATTGTCTCTGTGTTCGCCAATGCAAACAAACAAGCCAAGTAGGAGATAACTCACATGGAAAAACAGTACACTGACAGCGGCATTCTGTTCGCCAATCAGAAGCAGAGCGAAAAGGCCCCGGACTTCAAGGGCGACATCGAGTTCAGCGCCGAGGTTGTGAAGTACCTCGTGGACAACCTGAAGGCAGGCAAGCCCGCCAAGCTGGACCTTGCCGGGTGGCACCGCAAGAGCGCCAAGGGAACGCAGTTCATCAGCTTGAAGCCGTCGAAGCCGTTCGTTCGGGAAGGTGCGCCTGCGAATCGTGCCGCCTCGAAGAATCCCTGGGAGTGAGCATGGCCGAATACAAGGTGAGCAATCTAAGCAAGGAGATGGTGGATGTGCTTGCCCCAGAGCATGACAGAATCACTTGCTCAGATCTTTCTAGGATAAACGGATATCCAAACTCAATCGGGTATTACCGCTGCAACAGGTGTGCATTGTTGAACGCTGTTGATGGTCATGAAGTTGATTACATGATTGTAGAAGTAACCGTGTCCACCAAGACCAAGGCAGTGTAGTTAACCGAGGAGGTATTTATCTATGATGGTGGGAGATGCTTGGGAGATTTACAGGAGAGAATGTAGCGACGACATTCTCTTCTGGAATCGACAGAGGCTGGCGCGTCAACACCTGAAGGCGCTGGACGGGATCGACATCGAAAGCCTGAAGCCCTCCGTAATTCGAGAGGCGCTGAAGGGATTATCGAAGTACTCCAGCAGCACCCTACGCCGGGATCTTCAGGCACTGAATGCGGCAATCAACACCTGCCGGAAGCTTGGGCTGATCACACATCAGCCCTACATTCCGATGCCGAAGGAGTCAGCGCCACGGAAACAGTTCGCTACCTGGGAACAGATGCGAATGATTCTCAACGGCGCTGATCACTACGAACCGTGGATGAAGACCATGGCAATGCTGCTCTGCTACACCGGGCAGCGCATGGGGATTATCCTGCGCCTGACATGGGGCGAGATCGATCTCCAGAACCAGACGATCTGGTATAGCGCCAAGAGAAAGGATAGGCAGAAGGGTGCGCTGGATGTCTCCATGAACGCGGAACTCTACGCATACCTGTGGAACCTACGACAGCAGCTTGGGCATCCGCATGACGGCAGGCTGGTAGTCAGCGACGAGTATGGTCGGCGTCCCGGTTCACCCAACTACTGGTGGCGCAAGTTGCTCAACTCAGTCGGGCTGGACAAATCCTTCAGCCCTCACATTATGCGGCACTCTGTCGCCACGAACTTGGTTCGGGATGGCGTGCCGTTGATCAAGGTCAGCAAGTTGCTGGGACATTCCAGCACTGCCATAACCGAGCGGGTATACGCGAAGTTCTCGCCGGGATTCACAAAGGATGCAGTCGATGCGATTAAGCCACACAGTTCTAGCAATTGATCCAGGCCCGGTGCAGTCTGCCTATGCCGTCATCCGGCGCAAGGACCTGTACATCGAAGAGTTCGGGATACTGGAGAACAAGCAATTGATACCACGGTTGCTTGAGATTTGTCAGGATACCCGTATTGACATCGCAGTAGAAATGATTGCATCATATGGCATGGCAGTTGGTGCCACGGTGTTTGAGACGTGTGTGTGGATAGGGCGGATACTCCAAGCCGTAGATCCAAACGGTATCAAGAGTGTCCGCATCTACCGCAAGGATGTGAAGATGAATCTCTGCGGCGCTACCAAAGCCAAGGACGCAAACATCCGGCAGGCTATCATCGACCGATACTCCGCACTGTACGGAGAGAACTGTACGAAAAAGAACGGGATGCTGTACAAGGTATCGAAGGATTCGTGGGCAGCAATCGCCGTAGGATTAACCGCAATCGATAAGGAGATGTGACATGGAGATAATTACAAACATCGTCGTCATAGGCTTGCCTCTGCTGATGGGGGCAGGGGTCATGAAGTACTACCACAAAATCCCGAGCCGCGAAGGTCTGTACCACTATGGCTCGGCTTGGTGCGCGGCGAACCGGGATGCCTGTGTGTTTCGTAAGGAGCGCATGAAGGAATACCTGAAGACAAACGCGCCGGAGGCGGGCAATGCAACCAACGCCTAAGTCAAACAACACCCAGCCAATCCACGAGCAGGTGATCGAGGACATCAGGCACCGGGCCGAAGTGGGGAAGCAGAACTACGGCACCTATCTCCAGGTCAACAACGGCAGGGATCCCCTGCTGGATGCATACGAAGAAGCACAGGACTTGGCGCTGTACCTAAAGCAAGCAATTCTGGAACGAGAAGCGACAAAGATGGACGGTGATAAATGAGAACGGTAACAATTCAGTGCAACATGTGTGGCAAGGATAACGACATAACCGCACCCGAGCAAGAGTTCATGGCATGGGAATCTGGCGAATTGATTCAAAGGGCGATGAAGTCCCTAGACAACGCGCAGCGAGAGCTTCTGATATCCCAAACCTGTGGTCCTTGCTTTGACTCGCTTTTCTCCGAAGACGAGGAAGAATAAAGAGAATGATCGTCAAACTTAAGACAACAAGCGCGTCCGTGAAGATCCCCGTCTACGCGCACGGGCCGATGGAAGACGCAGGCATGGACCTGCATGCCGACGAGGAGGTATTCCTGCGCCCCAATGAACCGCAGGTGGTGAAGACCGGGCTGCATGTCGAGCTTCCCCCTGGCTGCGAAGCGCAGATCAGAAGCCGCTCTGGCTTGGCGCTGAAGCATGGTATCGTAGTCCTCAACTCTCCCGGCACAATTGATCCGGCCTACCGTGGGGAGATCGGGGTGATCCTCTGTTGGAACGGGTACAAGCAGATCGGGGATCAGCCGTTCGTCGTAGAGAAGGGCATGCGTATCGCCCAGATGGTGCTGTCCAGGTACGAGCCTATCGCCTTTGAAGAGGCCAAGAGTTTATCGGAGTCCATGCGTGGCTCCGGCGGGTTTGGTTCTACCGGAACTCGGTAGACATCAGACGGTCAAGAGACCGAATTCAAGCAGAAAGGAATGAGGAATAGAGAAACGCTAAACTAGCAATCCACAGAGACTCCCCAGGTGACCCCTGGGGCCACTGTACTCAAGATTGAGTGCCGTGACGCGAGGGGTTATCATGTAGTATGCAGACTACACAGCAATCTCCGTCGTCGTGGATGGTGTCCAAGAACTTCAAGTTATCTGAGGTGACCTGCAAGCACTGCGGCAGGCACGGGATGCAGAAGGAATTCATCGATCTCCTCCAGCAGTTCAGGGATTTTCTTGGAGCGCCAGTCGTAATCACGAGCGGGTATCGCTGCGCTAGTCACCCCGTCGAGGCCGCAAGAAAGGGCAGGATGGGAAGGCACAGGATGGGCGTGGCTGTAGATATCCACAGCCCGGGCATGAGCTTGAAAGATCTCTACAGGAGAGTAGAGGACTTCGGGCGCTTCCTGGGTGTCGGAGTATCCCTCGAAGGTGGGTTCATACATTGCGACCGAAGGGAGACTAGAGCGAGATGGAAATACAGGGACGGCAAAGACGTGGCCTGGGACGGGAAGTGGGAGACGTTGTAGCGGAAGAGGGGTCCAGGGGCGCACTACTCAAGCCGCTGAAGCTGACGATCAACGACCCGGCCTTCCCGATATCGATGTACCTGAAGAACGAACGCGGGGAGACTGTATCAAATCCTAGCGCCAGTAAGGATCTGTATCGGGTAGCGCAGCAGATCTCAAAGCAGATCCGGTTCTTGCCTGTGGAGGGCGTTGCTCTGAAGGTGGAGTATCACGACAAGAACAAGCTGAAGGATTACCCGGCGCTAATGGACTGCGTGTTGAGGGTGCTGTACCGTGCTTGCATAATCGAGTGCATGTCCAGCAACTCGGTTGAGGACATAGAGATCAAGCATGTGAAGGGTGATAGGCGCAAGGTTGTTATCAACATTACGCCTACCAGATTGCCAGAGCCAGAGAGCAAACCTACCGAAGCCGAAGTGGAACTTCCTTCTTGAACTCTTGGGCTTCCTTGGAAAGAGAGATGATCTCCTGTTGGATCTCGTTGAGTTCGTCTCTCTTTTCAGCGGGAGTCATGTCGGGGTCAGATTGGATAGACCGTTTTATGCTGTTGAGCGCCTGAACCCTGGAGAGTATCGGGCGGATCTGCTTGGAGACAAGGGCAAGTTCCCTGAGTTCCTCAGCCTTCTCTTCCGGCAATTCCCGCTGCCCCTTCGAGTAGGACCTGAGGGTACTCACAGCCATGTTTGCCGCTTGATCTATCTGGTAAAGCTCTTCCGCGAACTTCCTTCCATCAGGAGACTTGAACAAGGGGCCGAGTACCGGGATGAGATATGGTTCGGAAAGACGTAGCCGCTCCGGCTTGGGGATAGACTGGCCTTGCTCAATGATCTGCCCAACCACGTCTGCGGTATACGCCCCCATAGTGCCGAAATACCCACGAATGAGGTGGTCGATTTTTGTAGGCGAAGTACCAGTCAACTGACCAGCCGCCTTTGCTACCCCGGTCGTGTACTCCGTGTACCTTTCTTCTGGAAGGAGATTTCTGAGGTACTCGTTTTCTATATTTCTTTGCGCGTAGTAATCAAAGTTTGACGACACCTCAAACGCGGGAAGAAATACCTGGGGGATCGGATTGAAGGACAAGGTATCGTACACCGTTCGCTGTATGGCATCGATGTTGTCGGCAAAGTCAGTCTTCCCCATCAAGTACGAAACCATTCTCTCCGGAAACATCTTGGTAACGATGCCGATTTCCTGAGGGATAGGGAACTTGACGACAGTCCCTTCCTTGATACCAAGCTCTTCCGCAAAAGGGAGAGGGATAAAGAGATTGGAGTCCTTCTCTTCTTCCGTAGCGTTCTCCCATGCCGGGTGATTCGCCATCATCAACGCATAGAGAGTAGATAAGCCAGCAGCGTAAGCCATGCGGGTCATGGCATTCTTCTTTGCTTGGACTCCCATCTGGCTGGGCATCATGCTGTCGCCACGCACTGTCCGGTAGAAGACATCAAGGCCTTGGATTCGGGCATTGAAGAATGGGATCAGCGCCATGCCAAGCTGAAGGCCACGGGAACTCCCCTTGCGGGAGAAGTTGATAGTCTCCATAGCGGCGAATAGAGCCTCAGCTTGATCACCTGTCTTATCCAGGACTTCCTTATATACCTTGGCCCTCGTGATAGATTCAGACTTATCTGCCAGCTTCGACAGGTAGTCGTATATCTTCATCAGGGCATTCTCCTGGCCCTGTCCAATCTCTCGGCGCACAGCAGCGGCTGTCTCTTTGATGGTTCTCTCTCGCATGCCAGAGGTGGCAATGCCAGCCTTCTTTAGCGCCTGATATTCGGGAGAGTTCTTGGCAACCAGCGAGATCCCGTCCGTCAGTTCAGAGATCGGAGGCGTGAAGTCCTTGCCGTACCCGCCCTGCATCCAGACCTGGACCGTGTCTCGAACCGCGTTGCGGATGATGAACGTGGGGGAGAGGGTCACGCCCTTGCGGAGCGCCTGGGTAAACCACCCCATGCCCTTCAGAACGTCCTGGACAGGGAAGCCAGACTTCGCCACAGCATCGTAGAGCAAGGGGTCGGTGACATAGAAGTACCGCTTCTCTCCCTTCTCCCGGACAGTGATGACGGAATCCTTTTCTGGCGCGTCAGAAGGCTTGGCAACCTCCTGCATGTAGTTGGTTTCCAGGCCATCCCTTGCCACCTTCTGCGCCGCGATGTTCTTGGCCGCATTGCCGACGATGTAGTAGGTGTTGGCGATGATGTTCTCCATCGCATCATTGACGCCCAGCTTCCTGCCGCTCAGGCTCTTGATCCCCGACAGGTTGGTAACCTGACTGGTCAGCGTGGGCCAATCAACCTCTCCGGTGTCAGTGCCAGTGGAGGGATCCACCATAGTGGGGATGCGATAGAAGGGGATGTAATAGGCCTGCTTCCATGCAGCGGCTTGCTTGGCAGAGATCATGCCGCTCTTCATCATCACATCCGCTAGGTTGTCGGTGTAGCCCTTGAAGTCAGTAAGTGCGCTCTGTATGTCTTCATCGCCGCTGTACTTGTCCCGCTCTGCCTTTACCTCCTGCTCAGAGAAGAGGCCACCAGGGTCTTTCCCTTGAGCCTTCAGGTCCATATACCTCTCGGCATACGCGGCATCAAAGAAGGATTCAAGTTTCCCTTTTTCAGACAGGTCCCTGAAGATGCTTAACGGAGATCTCCTGGCGCTCTCGACTGCCTGGATGATGCCGTTCTTTATGCCGCCACCACCGTACTCCAGCCAAGCCAGTGCCACATCCTGTGCTTTGTCGGCAAACAGAAGTGAATGATAGGCACCCTGGGATGCGCTCAATCTCTTCTCGGCTTCTGCACGGTAGGCCTCGTTCCCGGTTTCCCGGTACTTCTGCATCTGCTGTTCGTATGCCCTGATCGCATTGACCCTGACCGGATCGTACCTATCGATCATCTTCTGCCGGAAGACGCCCTTCTTCAAGGACTCCGTAATCCTGTCGAGCAGGTTCTTCTGACCAGACTGGGCAAAGAACTTGGACTTGCCAGCGTCATCGGTCCTGGTCATGGGGTCAGCTTGGGCGGGAGCCGGGGCAACAGCACCCTCAACTTCGGCTACGGTGGATTCGGTCGGCACTGCGGGCTGAGGCTGGGCTTCCGCTGTAACCGGGGCGACGGTAGAAGGAGGAAGGATTGACTCCGCGCCGGGTTCAACGGGGGAAGGCGGCGGGGCAACTTGCGCCCGGGGAGCAGGGGGAGCTTTCGGGGCAATCTCTCTCGGCTGGACTCGCTCGACCTTCCCGGCAACCCTCTCGAAAGCAGGAGAGAATCTTCTCTTTGCAATCTCTCCCGACTTGATAGCGGAGAGAATGTCCTCGGCGCTATCGTACCCGAGAGCAGCAGACTTGCGCCCGAAGTTCAGGTAGAAGTTCACCTTGTTCTTGAGGGAAAGGGATGTCGGATCCAGTCTCTTGGGATCGGCAGTGCTGGCCTTCCTGGCTGCATCGGCAACAGCTTCCTCGGTAATGAGATCCTTGTACCCAGGGCGACCCTTATACCGCTCCTCGTAGGATTTCCTTCGGCGCTCGTCCATCGTGTTGACGTTGAACTTGGTAGTCAGCATCTGCCATTCGGCATCACTAAACAGACCAAGCCTACGCATGCCGTGGATAATCTCGTGGTCAACGGTTCCCTGCATATCTTCCAGGGTCCTGACGTTTCCATCCGGCGCAACAGCAACCCGGATTACCCTGTCGAGATACGCGCCACGATCCTTCCCAGCGCCAATCTTCCCAGACAGGCCGACAAGGAACAGGTCCTCTACATTCCTGCGCTTGATCGCCTCCCGAATCGGGGGCGCAATCTTCGGCTCAATCTCTTGCTTGATGAACTGCTCGTCGAACTTGAACTGCTGCTCTGCTTCCGGGGTCGCCGGAGTGGAGACCTCAGCTTCTTCGTACATCGGCAGGCGCTGGCCTTCGTTGAGGTACGTCTTCCCCTCGATCTCTACCAGATTGCCCCTGTCGATCATGTGCCGGTACATGGTGTCAGCAGCTTCCCTGGAGCGGACAAGGGAATCCGCAGCAGTCCTGGGGTCCAGCCTTGCAGTCTTGATGGCAGAGAACATCTTCCGCTCATCGACGGGAATCATGCCGGTGTTGTCGGGTTGCGTAGATCTCAGGGTCGAAAGAACAGAGCGGAACCCATCGGTATTGTACGGCTTGTCAGAGAACTCCCGCTCTTCAAGGATCTGCTCTGGAGCTACATCTGTCCCAGGTTCCTTGTTGGCTTGCTCAAGTGCCGCACGATACTGCTCCTGCGGAAGCCTTTCCCAGTTGGGAGTGCCGAACAACTTGGAGGCTGCTCTGCGGGTTCTCTTCTCCGCGTCATCGCCAACCTGCGGCATCTGGCGGTTGATCTGGGTCTGGTAGTCGGCTTCTTCTTTGGCGGAAGCGGCTTGCTCCTGTAGGCGCAGCTTCTCGGCGGAAACCATGTCGGCCAGATCGATCTTCTCTTGATCGGTCGTCAGGCCAAGTGGCTTGCCAAGTTCCTTCCTGGAGATATCGGAGGCAATGCTGAAGTTCTGTTCAATAACAGGAAGTGCGGCTGACTTCTTCTGCTGGAACTCCTCCAGCAAAAGCCTCTGGGTCTCGGCGTTGTCGAACTCTTCAGCAAGCCTAGCCTTCTCGGAAGCATGCCAGCGCATAATGTCAGCAAGCGCCGGTAGATCTTGCTTCTTTACCTGTAGCCTTGATTTGTAACCAAGTAGCTTGGAGACTTCGTTAGCAAGTCCTGGATCAGCCTTGACAAACAAAGCATCTTCCTGTTCTTTTTGCTTTACCTGATTATCGTATTCCTGCTTTGCTAGGGCGTTTCTTTCTTGCTCCAGCATTCTGAGTTCTTCGATCTTCTTGTAATCCTCAGGAGACTGAGCGCCTTCTGCGGCTGCAAGTAGTTTGACCTCAGGATTACTGGCGCGAACCATCTGCTCCTGTGCGGCGGCAATTCCAGCTACTTCCTCCTCAGCCCTTCTTGCCTCAGCTTCTCTGGCCTCCCGCTCAATGCGGCCCTCAACAGTAGAGACCCCCTCGGGAGTAATGAAGGCAGTCGTCTCCTCGACATCCGTGGGGATAGCGACAGGCTGCAGCTTTAGTCGCTCTGCTTCTGCCCTGGCTTTGTTGAGTTGTCTGTTTACCTTGGCCCCGGTGTAGAGATCGATACCACCCTGAAGAACACCGCCAGCAATGCCACCAACTAAAGCAGCTTGACCGACATTCTCCATCACCGCTTGCTCTGGATTGTATCCATACTTCTCGATGATATTCTGGAGTGCTTCCTGTCCTGCTTCAATCGGCGCTTCCGCGAGGCCAGACTTGATCGCCTCTCCAGCGATGCGACCAAGGGACATGTCGTATGCCTTGGCTAGATTCTCGGCCTCAATCGATCTCACAGGGAACTTGCCAAGCGCCCTTGCCAGGGGAGTCATCTCAGCAAGTCTCCCAATCGGGAGCGCCTCAAGAGCAGCAGTTCCAGCGCCAGCCAATGCGGAGTACAGGGACCGTTCCGGTTGAGAGATCTCTTGCCCCTGTGCTTCCTGTTCCCGGATCCTTTCGATTTGCTCACCAGCGCCCTGCAATGCAGAGGTTCCAAGGCTCAGTCCCTTGGCGACCTTGCCGGTAGTCCCCAGAACCTTCGCAGCAATACCGGGAGTAAAGAACGAAGCGATGCCGCCGATGGTCCTGCCAGCCTGAGCGCCAGTAGTTCCCATCAGTTCTTCACCGATGATCTCCTTAGTGCGCTCCTCTGCCCACTTGTTTACATCAACGCCAGCCTCTTCAAGCGCACGGATGCCAGTCAGGCCACCGATACCCTCAAGGGTAGTGCCAACTAAGCCAGAGACCAAGCCCTGCGGGATAGATGCCAAAGCAGCGCCAGCCTGCTTGTACATCGGCACCTCGGGCTTCTTTCCTTCTCTGACTTCTGGCGCGGCAGGAAGCGAGAGCTTGTCTGCCTCTTGATTCGCGTACCGAACAAGGGCATCCCCTTGGAGTTCAGAGGGGACTTCTACGAGTCCAAACCCCTGAACATAGACAAACTTGGTAGCCATGCGCCTCCCTTAGAACTATGGTAGATGATGGCTACTTCTGCTGACCAATCTGAGGGATTCTCGGGAGAACAGGGATTCCCAGCCTGGGGGCCATAGCCGACTGCATCATGTTCAGAACAGATGTCTTCTGGCTTGTCAGTTCCTTGATCCTGTTCTGGATGGGGGGAGCGTCCTGCCTTCTTGTCGTCTCAAGAACTTTATACAGAGAGTCGATTTCTTTCTGGAGCATCCCTGCGTAGTTCTGGTAGTCGTCAATCGTAGCGCCGACAGAGTCCCTGGATCCGGTCGGGGCAAACCGCATAGAGGCGGCTTTGAGTTGAGTCGCCCTATCCTTGGCCCCTTCTTCTGTCTTGAACTTAATCTCAGCGGCCTGCTGCGCCATTCGGAAAGCCTGCTCATCCTCTCGCGCCGAGTTCTCGTACTGCATCCGGCGCTGGGCATTCCTCTCCTGGGTGGCAGCTTCGTACTTGGCTCTCGCGTTGGCTTCAAGCGTGGTGGCAAGGGTTTGCAATTGACCCGAATCCATCCGCATCAATTCCATCATTGCCCCAGCCTTCTTCTCTTTGTCCTGCTGGCGCATTCTCTCCAGAGACATCTGCGCCATCATCGCGGCGTTGATGTCCTTCTGCTGTTGTTCCTTTGCAGCCTGATACGTCTGAGAACCGGCACCAATTCCTTGAGCCAGGATACTGGCAAGCCCAACCCTAGGATCACGGTTAGCAGCCATCGCAGCGCCAGCGGCAATCAGCGCATCACCAAGCCTGGGCTTCTTCGCCTGAGCCTGCTGTAGCTGCTGCTGGAGGAGTTGCTCATACCGGGAATAATCCGGAGCGCCAAACATCTGCTCCACGGTTGAGGAGATCTCCTGCGGCGCACGGGTGGCACCCTTGTACCTCTCCCTGAATCCCTCTGCCGTGGTGACAAGGTCCCCGTCCGCATACCGAGCAACATGACCTCCACCTGCCATACCCACGGCACCCTGCGGCATCGCCTGCATAATGCCCTGCGCCTGAGGTTGCTGCTGCTGCGGCTGCTGAGGCTGACCCTGCACCAGATTCTGCGCCACCTGTTGAATCACAGGCTGCTGCTGTTGCTGGCCCTGCTGCGCCTTGGCATACTCAGCCCTCAACTGTTCACGGCGCTTCATCTCCGCAAGTACAAGATAGGGAGGCACCGCAACAGGATTCTGACCAGCCGACATCAGTTGCTGATCAGAGAGATTCTTGAGGTCGTCTGCTGCTTTAACGAGGTTCATGCTTCACCTAACGGAGTGTTATCTATTCAACTGGTTCATCAGAAGACCAGCGCCGGAAGTAAGGAGACCGCTCAACCCGCCGCCAGCAGGACGCTGGAACTGGACAGACTCAGCCTGCATCCCAACTGGCACTCCCGACAGAATCCCCTGCAAGAAGTTCATCTGCTGATACGGGAAGTTCTGCTGATTGATGAAGTCCTGATACGCCAGATCCATAGCCTGACGAGTGAGAGCGTCAACCGCCCCGCCGCCCTGCTGCATCGCAGCAAGCCGCTGGAGTTCAAGCTGCTGGGCAAGACCAGGAACACCCATCAAAGTCCCGCCCAGACCAGCGAGACCCGCAGCGCCAGACTGCGCCTGCTGTAGCGCCGCAAGCCTGTTCGCAAAGCCCTGCTGTCTAGCCTGCTGCTCTTCCGCCGAGGCACGCATGATTGCATCAAGCTGCATCTGGCTGATCCCAAGCGCCGCAGCCTGATTAGCCCTGGCCGCTTCCAGCCCAGCCTGAGTGCCAAGCTGCTGAGTACCGAGAGCAGCGCCGAGATTTGCCTGACCAGCCGTGAGGCCAGCCTGCTGATTCGCCAACTGCGCCTCAAGAGCAGCACGAAGGTTGGCCTGCTGAGAAGCAAGAGAAGCAGCACGGTCACGCTCAAACTGAGCCTGCGCCGATTCAAACGCCTTCTGCCTGCCGACAGCTTCGATGTCACCCAACTGGCGCTGGAGTGCTTCTTCCGCCATGCCTTCCTGCACAGCCTGCCTGGACCCACCGAATGCACCTGCGCGTACAGCGGCAGCACTCCGGCCAGCCTTGAGCATCGCGGCCTGACGCTGGGCTTCCCGCTTCTGCGCTTCCGTAACAGCCTGCTGATACGGAGACATGTACTGTTCAGCTTCCGGCGTGCCGAACTCACCGACCTGGGTACGGCCAGCCGTGATCCCAGTGGGCATAGCCATCTGCGGGGTAGTCAACTGAGAGATCGAGATGGGGGTGCCGATACCCATGCTCTTAATCCCTTCCATCTGGCTCATCAGGTAACCAGGAGCCATGGGTTGACCAGCCTGACCAATCAACCCAGTGCCAGCCTCAGCAACTTCACCTGCAATATCGGCGGCGCGATTGATGGTCTGGACACCCTTGCCGAAGTCAGTGCCAGGAAGGATCCCGGTGTACTCTTCGCCAGTCGGGCCAACCATCTTGCCGTACACACTCGGAAGATCGCCGAGATTCCCGAGAGCGCCACGAGTCAGGTTGCTGACCGTGTACCCGATCCCAGGAGTGTACTGGCCGAAGTCCCCACCCATCAACAGGTTTCGCTGACCACCGTACACAGGCGGCGCGTTGAACATGGAGGTGCTGGCAGGGGCATTCGGATTGGCCGTATTCCAGAAACTAGCCAAACCTCCGGCACCGCCAATCCCACCAGAAGCGGGGGTCTGCTGAGTGCCAAACCCACCAAGGTTCTGAGGAGGAGGAGTGCCACCAAACTGCAAGCGAGTGACGCCACCCTTGCGGTAGTTCTTGACCTTGCCATCGTCACCGATATCGAACTGAGCGAGGCTCCCACCACCAGCCACCCGGCCCACCGGGGATACAGTAGCGCCAGAAGCGTAGGCCTGATTGTTCTGTTCAATCAGCCTGTCGATCTGGGAGGTATCCCCGCCGCCAGCAGCAATCTCTGCACGAAGACCGGCAAGAGACTGCGTCATCTCGCTAGGAGTCCTGGCGCGAGAGGTTCCGTCAACCGTGATGTTCCCCAGAGCCTGCTGGACAAGACCCGCATTCAATTGAGCGCCATCACCGAAGTCCAGGATGTTCTGCGGAGGAGGAGCAATAGGACCAATCGGGTTAGTGCTGGATACTCCGGCACCAAGAAGCGAAGCCAAGCCAGCGGCCTGCTGGTCGGTCGCATACTGCAACGGGTTGTACCCACCTGCGCCACGAGATTCAGCGGTAGTGCCAGCGGCACCGGGGGTAAACTGAGGAAGCACAGCAGCCGAAGCAGGAGTTCCAACAGGAGGAGCGCCAGCAACCTGGCGAGAAGGAGGAAGAATTGTTCTCTCTCCGGTCGCAGGAGCAGCGCCTCTAGTTCCAGTCGCAGCGCCAGCAGGCGTAGCAAGGATCGGGCCTCTAGCGCCAGTCCCGACTCCACTCCCAACCCCGCTAGAGATATTCGGCGCAGGCTGGGTGGTCGTGATGGTAGAAGGAATAACGCCAGGAACATTCCAACTAGAGGCCGTGCCGCCTCCAATGACTTCCCCAAACGGCCCACGGATCCTGGGATTCTGGACGGTGCCGCTAGGAAGAACCTTCAAGCCGTAATCTTCCGCCAGTGCTGGCTCAGAGTACGCCATCACATCGCCCTTGAGGTTGGCCGGGGCTTCCTGGCGGATAGCCGCATACTTCTCGATCAACTCACCCAGGTCACCACCATTAGCCATAGCCACAACGGGCTTGTAGCTCTCCGGCATGTAGGTCCTGGTCTTCGGATCCCAGGTGTAGCCAGGGATCTTCGGCATCTGGCCGGAAGCCATAGCAAGAGCGCCAGCGATTCCACGAGCAGCCTTGTCGGCTTCGGTGTTAGGGGCCTGCGTGTCGATACGAGTGTCGCCGCCACCACCACCAGCACCAGCGCCGGATACAGGAGCGGGAGTGGAGGGAGCCTGCGTCCCACCGCCATACCAAGTAGCGCCAGGGAAGCTTCTCTCCAGATGTGGCTTGCTGAAGACGGTCTGGAAGGCAGCATTAAGCAGGGCCGAGCGGTAGTCCCGAAGGTACTCGGGGATATCCTGAACCTGAACTTGAGTCTGAAGCGGATCTGCCATCTCTACTCCTACGCAGGTAAAACCCTGCTGTCTTTAATTTTTCCGGGTTGCTTGGTGGTGCCTGTCCTGTCTTGGCGAACACGATCCATCATCGCGTACAACTTTCTGGCACCAGCTTCACTGCTGCCATCCCCAAGCCCTGACACTACATCAGCAGGTATGATAAACTCGTCATTCGACAGGAGAACTTTCTGACCACCATGCGCCATACGAGCGGTAGCCATATCGTCCATTCCATTGCCGGGGCCTTTTATCATTCCCTCTGGTGGACCGTTTTCCTCTTCACTCTCGGCGTTGTCTTCCTGTTCACCTTCGCCCGACATGCGCTTGTACAGATCCTGAAGCGCGTCTTTCCCGTAGTAGGCAAGGTAGGTATTTAGAGCGCCCTCGGGGTCCTCGCCTTCCCCACGGATGGCATCCATAGCATCACGGATGATCTGTTGAGCCTTCTGCTCTTCGGGTTCCAGGCTCCCGCCTTCAGCCATATTCACAGCGCCAGAAGGAAAGAAGGGGTTCATGCCGAGTGTGGTGGCAATCCCGGTAGGTTCAGTCGGCGCTTGCTGCTGCGGCGCGGGGGCATATGCATCAGCCATGAAACGCTGCCTAGCATACTCACGCTTGTTCATATCTTCGATGTACTTGCGTGCATCGCTGAGTTGCTGCTGGGCCTGCTTGTTTTGGTCAGGCATGGCGGCTCCGACAGCTTGACTAGAAGCGCCAGCAATTAAAGCAGGTATAGCGGCCTTCGTGAGCAACAGCTTTGGCAATCCAGCAGACAAAGCCTTTACCCCAAGTCCAGTGCCAAGCCCACCCGTAAGCGCCGTTACACCGACAGCAGCAGCCCCAAGCCCAATAGCACCCAGCAACTTCTTCCACGAGAATGCTTCAGGCAGGCCCGTCTCCGGGTTGATCGTCAGATCCTCGCCCAGAAGAGCAGCAATACCGGCAAGCTCTTCGGGCTGTACATGCAGCAGGGTGGAGTCGCCCTTCCTGCCTTTCGAGGCAACCTGCTCCGCAAGAGCGCCGATACCTTTATTCTTCATGTGATTGATACCGTAACCGTTCCCAGTTTGACACGGAACTGATTGGTTGGGGCGTATGCCTCTCCTGCTCTAACCATTTTCAGAAAGCCGTTTGCATCAACAAACACTGCTCCAACTCTCAACCCATACCCAGATTCGCTTGGGTTGATTATAAGGAGAGAGCTACCTACTATGTCGCCAGGGTTGGCGTTATCCAACACGAAGAGGTTAAGCGCCCTGACAACAAGGTCCAGGTAGTCCTTTCTGTATTCAGATGGCGCTGTGGGTATGAGTTGATTAGGTGTCTTCTTGTTCACTTCAAGCCATCCGGTTGGATCTGGAACCTGTTGGCACCAAGCCTCCAGCCAACCTGAGTGCCGTTGGAAGAGACCTTAAAGGCAATCTGCCTGCCCCTAATTCGGATACCCTTCTGCGTATCGCCGTTCGTGACCGTGACCGTGGGGCCGTTCGACAGCGGCTCCATCGGATAGTTCCGGTACTTGAACTGCATGCTGATCGAAGGAGTCTCGGACGTTCCCCTGAACATCACGTCAGGGATTACCCTGCTTACGAAAGAGAACTGCTCACCATCGTCGATATCAAGATCACTGGACTCAACGTAGGATTCCATAGCGACACCATCAGCATCGTAGCCAGTCTCGTGCTGGTAGACATAGCCAGCCGTGTTCAGGTTGGCATCGTCCAGGACGAAGCGATCCGTAGCCAGAGGGTAGTTATCGTAGCCAGAGTCCAACCAAGCGGTGCGGTTCATCGTGCCGACAGACCACACCTGCTCGTCGTAGTTGTAGATGACGTACCGATCCACGTCTTCAGAAGCGCCGGAAGGATAGAACCAGAACACCTCGTTGTAGAGGGAGTTGACCCCGGCGAATACCTTGTACCGCTGCTGGAGGTTGATGTCCTTGAAGATGTAGTCACGAACAGGACACGGAAGGATCTGGATAGAGCCAGAGTACTGGTAGAAGTTATTCACATCCATCCAGAACACAATACTCCTGGCGTCTACGGCAGCATTGGGAGAAATGATGGAGGCAGAGTCACTGATCTGGTTGATAGAGAACGTGTAGGGAGGACCAGTGTACGCCATGACGTGAGTGCTTACGTCAGTCCACAGCACAATCTGCTGCTGTGTTTCGTGGCACCCGATAATCTCTGATCCACTGGACAGCCTAAAGTCGCCAGCAGTGTTGTCCGTGCGAGGTTCCCAGTCCAGGTAATCTTCCTGCGAAGCCCACCGGACCAGCATGGGATCCTGCGTGGAACCGAAGATCGGGTTAGCGCCGATAGCAATGACATGACGATCAATGTCGCTTACCAGCACCTTGTTGGCAACCGTAGGACACTCGTTAGCGCCAGAGATGCTGGACAACTCTACGGCGCGGTTGTTCTCTGGGGTAGCACCAGACGTAGTCCAGAAGTAGATCCCGCCGCCTCTGATATTGGCAATCAGATCTTCTCCGTAGTTGTCCTGTGACCACAGTCGGATCTGTTGGGACGGGATACCGATAGAGTAGCCAGAACCCCACGAACCACGGCTCCAAGGACCAGCACCCCAACCACCGCCCAGGACCTGAGTGTCCAGGCCCGTGTTGATCTGGTATGTAGCGACGACAGCAGCGCCGCCACCAGAGATGCTGCCACCAGAAGCGCCAGCAGAAGCGCCGCTAACGAGGATCTTGTATTGGCTAGAGCTGATAACTTCCGTGACCTGGAACTCCGCATTCAGAAGCGCCGCCGTGAAGTTGGTATCGAATGTCGTAGCGCCAGAGAACGTGACGAAGTCGTTCAAGACAACCCCGTTGGCCGCATCCGTTACGATCAAATACTTGCTACCAGCCGCAACCGTGGTGAATGGATTAGTGCCAAGCGTAACGGTTCTCCGGGCAGGAGTGATGTCGTAGATCGTGCTGGCCTTCTCGACGTAGAGCTTGAGGTTTGTGCCGATCCCAAGATAGGTAGTCAGGTCCAGAGTGAACCACTGATGCAGGCTACGGCACGTTCCAAGGAAGTAGTTCTGAACGAACTTCACCCATCCGCCGATCTGCTCCGGAAAGCCGAGACGGAACCTTACCTTGTCTGAGTCGTACCAGCCGCCCTCACTGGCATATCTGGTGAGATCTTTTACGATGCCCTGCCTGGGCTGGATCTTGACGAGCGGCATGTGCCACAAACTCCTTAGAGAGAGTCTTTGGCCTTCATCTGCTGATAGGCTGCTTCAACGGCACGGGCCAAGACTTCAACTGGAACATCTTTGAACTTCTTCTGAGCAGCCTTGATCGCCACTTCCTTCAAGGCATGGCCGGTGTCTTTGGGATCGACTGTGAGGAAATCACGAACACCAAGAGCATTGGCGCAAGAGATGATCTCGTCGTCTGCCTTCGTCGGCGTCATCCTGGCGACAAGCTCGACAATCGGGTAGACAGAACCAACAAGACCCCGAACGGCGTGGAGCTTCGACGGGGAGAAGACAGACTTCAATGCCTTGATGAATTTCACTACGGCGCTCCTTAAGCGAGGTTTTCGAGCTTGTACTTGGTGGTCGCCAGCAGCGTGAGGATGCTGTCGATAGAGTTCTGGATGTGGCTCTCGTCGCCCATCTGGCTCCGGTTCCTGGTCACATACTCGTACAGTTCCGATACGAATTTGACAGGCTCCTTGGGGCAGACGAACTTCTCGCTGGGGAACGATGTAGGCACACCGTGAACACCGAAGCATTCTTCCGCAAGGGAATCCACAGATTCAGAGAGGCCCTCGTACAGAGAGCCAAGCGCCTTGTGCCGAGCATAAGCACCGGGTCCCTTAGTCATGAGGTGCAGCATGTGCGCTGCGGTTACACCGTGAAGGATTTTGGAGATGAAGTCTGCGTGCATGTTAAATTCCTTGCCAGTAAACTACGCAATACCCAGAGC